TTAGCATCAGAAATTTCCCATCTTAAATTATCTCTAGAACCACTGGGTAATACACCAGCAGTGGTTTCAGTACCACCCACACTATTTAACGCAATTCCATCTGAAATAGTTTTGAGGGTAAAAGCATTAGTACCTACGGCACCAATTCCCCCAGCTAAAGTAACTAGAGTTTTAAAGTCTGCAGCTGAACCTGTTTGGATAACAAGACCATTTAATGCCGTTCCTGCTATAGCAACCGAACCCGAGATTAAAACAACGGCTGAACCTCCTGTTGAAGTGGCTGTAAGGAGATCCTTACTTGCAGAAGCTGTAGAACCTGATAAGGAATCATTTAATTTTGCTGCGAAATTAGTTGAACTAGCATTAGCATCTGATCCAGTAGAGAAAAAATATAATTGTTCTGTTCCAGTTTCAACATCTTCGGGGATTGGGTTTGCACTAGCTATAAATCTATAAAGAACTCCATCTTGGGTAAATCTAGCTTCGGTTCCATCTGCAAATCCTGATGCAAAAGTAAACGAACCTGAAGCTGGGACTTGTGCCTGTATTGTTGAATTATTTTGTATAGTTGAGGAACTAGCAGGAGAAAACGAACCAGTAGCTACTTTAGTAACTAACAATCTTTGTCCTCCATTTTGGAAGAATTTTTGAGCAGAGATTGAGGTTAAGAAACTATAAGTAGATCCGCTAGCTACGTAAGTACTACCAAATTTTTGCTTATATTCGCTGTAAGTTGTAACTATTGTAGGAATATTATTAGGTCCTAATACAGTAGGGCCAATAATAGCAGCTCCTGCTGGGATGATAGGAGCCTCTGTAGTTACAGGTACATTTTCATTTAAAAATACACCAGGTGATATTACGTTTTCTGCCATGTTGTTCTAGTTATTATTTATTGATAAATATCAATTTTTTCTTTAAGAATGTTATTGTTTAGAAAAAGTTCCTTCTTGCAAATTAATAACCCCATCTCCATACTTTTCATTTAATTGATTCGCAATTTGAGTTTCTAATTCTTTAGATTTTTCTAATTGTTCAATTAATTTTTCTTTTTGTAATTCTAAATTTTGAAGTTGAATTTCAAGTTGACCAAATTTTGTGACAAATTCGTCTTGGTGAGTTTGAAGTTGAGTTAATTGTTGAATTTCTTGTTCTGTTAATTTTGTAACCTTTTCCATAATGTAAAATTTTATTTATAAATATATTAAAAATTATATAAAATTATTAATCTTCTAATCGGGTGTTTATATTTTCTATAAATCTGTTTTCTCTTACATTAGTAAGAGCTTCAGTAGTTTCGGTGCTAAATACTACTTTAGCTGCTGTTGAGAATTTTTTAAGGGCATTTAAATCACTTTGAATTACATCTGGGATTATATATCCTGGCATCTTAATGTCAAAAGTACCTTTTACCATGCGTTCTTGACCAGTATTTAATTCAGTAACCGTTTGATAGCTGTTAATTATAGCTTTAAATTTAAATCTTTCAGGATCACCCCAATATGAATCAGCAGCAAAGTTAATAGCCTCAATTATATGATTTAATTGATCTACATAATAAGTATAAATAATACAATTATAATTTAAAGTAACATAATCAGGAATTACAACAGCTTGATATGTTTGAATCGGTTTATATCCATTTTGAACACTTAAATTATTATAAGAATTTTTTTTAGAATATCTTTGCTTTGAAATAGCATAGGTTTGAGGATAATTGGCATCAATTTTATTAGTAATACCTCTTACCCTATCAATACTATTTCTTTTAAACATAATAAGAGGAGCCATAATTTTACCCTTACCATCCCTATAATACCCATCTCGTTGCATAGATTTCCATCTTTCAGGTGAACCATATATTACTGGGACTGCAATTCGACTACCGTTTTGCATCACACTAGGGCGAATTACATGATCAAAATAATATTTAATGGTTTCATCTAAATCCTTAATTCCTATAGTAAAGGGTTTCCAAGTATCGTCTTTTTGAGATATTTGGTTAGCTCTATCGGGATTAATATTTTGATTATTTTTCCTTTTATCAGTAGAAGTACCATTAGGATTACCCCTAGATGAATCAAAAGGATCAATTTGAGAATTTGATATTTCTCTTTGGGATTTAGGGATTGGGGTTTTTCCAGCCATTATCTTTCTCTTGTTATGCCAAACTTATCAGCAGGTTCATAATGTGTTTGGACTATAACTGAAAGGCTAGCTCCAAATTGGCTTAATCCTGGGTTTAAAGGATTGGTTTCATTAGGGTAATCGGGGTTTTTACCCATAAAATATTGATTAGATATTACTTCGTCTGCTTGATAATATCCATTTTGATATAAAATTATATCTCCTACTTCCATTATTACATTAGCATCTACTAAATCTGCTCTTAAAAATTTAAAAGTAACTCCCCAAGCAAAATCTACACCTAACTCACTTTCAGGATATTCTTGGTCTCTTCTATCTATTAAAACATTAAATAAAGTAGGNCCATCATAAAATTTACCTCCTGAGGCTTCTCCATAAAGATTAAAGCGGGTTTCTTCTAGTCTAAGTTTATATACGGCGCATTGTTGGGTAATTACATCCCCCAACAGTTCACGATTTACTGATTTAAATAAAGCTATATCACGTTGTCTTCCAAATAATGCCATTATGCGATGTATATGGTATATGGAACTGCTGATAAGTCTTTTTGTAAGTATTCAGATTCTTGGGCTTTTTTCTCTAATAATTTAGTCCTAGAAGTTTCTCCTAAGTAAGTTCTTAGTCTTTCTATTAAGGCGGTTTTTTCAGCAGTGGCAGCTGAAATTAAATCTCCATGGTTAAGAGTTGTGTCAGCTCCAGGGATGGGGACTGTTGTGTATTTACCTCTTACATACCCTAACATTTCTTTAGCTAAAGCTAGGGTATATTCAAATACCCATTGCCTTCCAATTGAATTGATATAAGCATATGTGGGGTTAGTATAAGGCACCGTTGAAATATCTGTAACTACTCCTGTTCCTAAACTTCCAGAAACATAGGGATTATTTCTGTCAGATTTTAAAATATATTTAAAGTATAATTTTTGGTTTTGATTAGGTATAGGAAATATTCTAATATTATTATTTACTAATTCAAAACTATAATTTGATTTTCTAATAGTGTCATTAAAATCGATAGCTTGAATTTTAGCTAAATCATAATTAATAGGCATCATTAAAAAGTTAATACCCGGGGAATAGCTACCAAATCCAAAAACATCTAATAATCCTTGGATATCAGTACCTGTACCCGCATATGGATCAAAATATCTTACAATTGCGGGATCTGATTGGTAGAATATTTCTTTAATTTCAATATTATTTTTTTGAGTACTTTGAGAAACAGCAAATTCATTTAAATCATAAACCTGTTGACCCGCAGTCATTTGGATACTTCCTGTTCTGTATTCAACTGTTCCTCCTACACCTGCTTCACTACCATATTCATCTGCTAATCTTATAATAGCTCCTAGATTAGGTTTTTGTAATTTATAATTAGCTTGGGATCCTGTGTTTGATCCTTCAAAATCTAAATAATTTTCACTTGCTTGATATGCAAACACCTCATTGCCATATGTAGTTACAGCTTCTTCAAACGCTGTGTAGAAATTTATATCTTGTAATTCTACGTCAGTAAGGGGATAACCTAAACGACGAGCACAAAATACGGATACCTTATCGGCGTCAGTTTGAAAATCTGTATCGCTATCATAAAATCCAAAAGGTGTACTCCCCGTAGAAAACGAACTAGAGCCGGGCCATATCGCTGCGTTTGCCATGTTGTTTTATTTATAAATATTAAAAAAGGCCCCTTAAATTAGGAGCCCTTTTTAGTTTTATATTTCTTAATAGTATTAAGCTTTTACCATTACAAACAAAGATGCCGAGACAGCATTTAATTCAGTAATTGATCCACTAAACGGTAATTGAGAACCACTTACTGTGAATAATCGTCCTGTGCTAAGACCACTACCAGCAACGTTTCTTTTAGGTAAAGTATGAAATACTATACCTTCCGAACCACTGGCAGTTAAAGAACCACTGACATTTAAAGAATCATTTATTGTTACCGGATCAGTGGGGGTAACAGATTGTATATTATTTACTCGAAGTGTGCTCATGTTTTATATTTTATTGATAAATATGTTAAAAAATTTAAAGAGTTATAGTACTAAAAGATCCTGATGAAATTATAAAAACATTATCTTCACATACTGTGATAGTGGGACCTATTAATTGGTGGTTAGTGCTCTGTGGTACTAAAACATCT